CAAGGTTTTCCTTGCGCTTCCATTTACATGGAATTACCTTCGGGTAGCGCTTTGGCGACCACCCCTCTCGCTTTCGCGAGAGAGTTCCGTGATGCACGGAATGATCCTGAAGTAATTCAGGCTTGTACCATGGGTTCACCCATCGTTGCTCTTTGCCTCCGTCTTGCGACCGGGGTATTAGAGTACCAGAATTGGAAAATTCTGGATCCGAAGCGAGACCGCTTCGGGCGACGCTTGTCAAAGCGTAGTCGTCTCTATCAGATGATAGGGAAGTCGTTGTCTAACACGACTTTCAACAGGCTAAACAGCCTGTCGAAACACCAGTGGGGTGTTTTGGAAGAATGTTGGGTCGCCAACATGCATACAGTCCTGTTAAATCAGGACTTTGATGTTACCATCAAAGATCGGGAACTCTTCCGATCTATATACCACTACAAGAAGTGGTTCCTCAAGTTTGCACTTGGGCGACGCGGTTGGCACCGCGACCGAGACGGCAAACGCCGCCCCACAATTAACCTTGACAAGGTTATGTCGTCTTTAAAGACGATAGCAGCTGGCCTACAATGGCTAGCTTTGTCCGATTACCCGGACAACCCGGCTCCGCCGAGGATCCCTTTTTGGAAGGGATACCAGACTGGACGTGGTCGTAAGACCCCCAATTACGTCTGGTTTGGTGGCCACCTGAAAAGGTGGTATACAATCGAGGGTACTCGATTGTCAGATTCGGATTTGACGAATCTATGCCAAATAAGAACATTTGGCAGGGCATTGCCATGCCCTTCTCGCGAAGCTTGCGCGAGAGATCTGATTACTCAGATACAGGTTCTCGGAAGAGAACCAGTTAACCCGGTTACCCGGGAAAACTTAAACAAGATTCATCTTGTTTCCTCGCTCATTGGGGCGAAGATCGCAGTGGAGGAAACTCCACTCCATTCTCATCTTTCGGTGAGTAATTCTGGCTGCTTTGAACGCAGTCAGCGTGACGGCGGTCACGCGGCCCAAGTTCGCACTTGGATAACTGTATTGCGTAATACAGTAGCTACGGATTGTTCCGTAGTCTGGGCAGACGGACAAAAGGTCCGTCTAGACCGCTATCTCGACGGTCTGAGGCTTTTTGCTAAAAAGCCTAAGAAGGGGTATCTCCCCCTTCGGGATTGCTATGGCAATCCTTTGTTTGGCTTCTTTACCAAACATTGGCACGATACCTCGAGCCAGTTATTCGGGAAACCGAATAAACAGACGTTGATAGACGTCTTCTACCGACATATCGGTGGAAAGCGGCAGATTGCCACTCTCGCGGAAGCCTTCCGTGAGTTAGGGGAAGAAAATCCCCTACCAGCTTGGACTGGTGCGACAGTATTACTACTGTCGACGGCGTATGCATACGCCCAAGGGACTTTTACAAGTCTCGATGGCGGAGAAGTTCCGCCATCTGCTACCATTAAGGTAACAATAGAAGACCGTGAGGTCTTCATTCCACTTTGGGTGGAACGTCATATCTTACGATATGAACCTTTGGCGTATCCAAAGGTAACTATGACTGCGTTAGCGCAGACAGGAGCGAAATCTCGCTCACTTGGCAAATGCCAAGTCTGGTTCACTAACGTGACCCGGATCATGCGCTTCATGATCGAACCCGTTCTCGCAAGAGATGGGAGGAGCCGTATCGGGCTCCGGTCCACGAATAAGATGTGGACCTTTTTGAAGTTCTTGCAAAAGAACGACGGACGGTACACCCGTCCAGTCTGTCAATCGACAGACTATAAAGCATCAACTGATTATATTCAGTTGGATGTTCTTAAGAACATCTGGTTGGGACTTACGTCCCGGATGCCGGCAGGGCATCCTTTCATGGTGTTCTCACCATTGATTTGGCATCCCCGCCAAATGTTTATTTCCGCTGATATGCGGAAATTATGCACCCGTTTAACAACGGGTGAAAACGGTTTTAAAACCGATGAAGCCATCTGGGAAGATGACTACAGCGTTCGACAACGCTGCGGCTCATTTATGGGGGAACCCCTGAGCTTCATGTCGTTAGACATGATCAACTTGATAGCTGAAGAGCTATCAGAGCTCGAATATCTTTCGAGCCAAGGACTAGATACCTGGTCCTCCCCTCAACTTCTGTCGAGGGATCCCGTAAGTATTTGCGGGGATGACCTTGCGGCCATCAGAAATGCGCTTAAACGCATTTTACAGTTTAAACAAACTGTCAAAGACTTAGGAATGGTCCTAAGCTGGAAGGATGGAATATCCTACCGAATTATGATCTTTTGCGAAGATCATGTCTTGGTTACCCGAGACAATACCGGTAAAGTTATATACCGGTATATAGACGTGATAAAATCACGTCTACTCACAACAACTTGTGAGCAGCACGGTAATAACCGTGCGGCCATCCTTGGAAAAGGAAGGATGTTACGTAATCAAGTGGATTACGTCGAGGACTTAGGTCCCAAGGTTAGGATACTAACCTTATATCGAATGATATTCGATAGGGCATATAACTA